CCCCTTCCGACATGCAAAGAAGCCCATCCCACTGTACGCCACGGGTACATACTTGTCGGCGGGAAGGTCTCTCATAAATTCAAAGCTCCCATACCTTTTGAAATATTCGACGTCCCATTCCTGGACGGTGGCGAAGTGAACTCCATCCTGCATTCGGTACAAACCCGAAACAACTGGGTATTTCTCGGTGTCCTCAATGAGTTCAATAACTTGCTCAGGTGTGAAGAGTATATCAGAATCTATGGTCAACCAAACGTCATAATTTAGGGTGCCACCGAATGGCACCTGGTCGGCACCCCTTAGTACATCGAGACCTAGTGTTTTCATACGTGAGTATGTTACGTAGCTCGAATATTCATTTGTGACTACAATTTCATACCCCCTCTTGTTTAGGGTCATTACAGTTTGGGTCCAGTTCATGAGAAACGAACCCGAGAAAGTTCTACCCGGGAGAGCTAGAACAACCTTCATTCTTATTTAAACCTGTAAAACTTTAAGCACCTCCTTGACGGCTGGGTGCCGAACAATATCATCGTGGGTCATTTTAACGTGTTCGAGATATTTGAGATCAAAGAGTTGCATTTTGTAGATAAGTTCGGAAAGACCATTTTCAGTCGCGAGGTCGGATTGCTCTAAGTCCCCGGTGACTATGAGTCTGGTCCCTAGTCCAACCCTAGTCAATAACATTAACATTTGGTTTGGTGTACTATTTTGCATCTCATCTGCGATGATGAGGGTATTGTTGAACGTCCTTCCCCTCATGTATCCAAGGGGTTCGATACTAATGCAACGATCCATTTGATTATAGGTGAAATATTGTTCGAAGATGTCATACATTGGTCGTGTCCATGGTTCCATTTTTTGATTCATATCCCCGGGGAGGTAGCCCATATCCTCGTCGGCTGCCACAATGGGTCGTGTGAGAACAATCTTCCCACGTGGTTGCTTACGAATATGCTCAGCTGCGACGTGGCATGCGAGCATTGTCTTCCCTGAACCCGCTGGACCGGTTCCAACAATAATTGGTTTACCAGAATTGAGGGCGATCATATATTTACACTGCCCAGCAGTCTTTGGGAGATTCATATATTATTTAAAGATTTTTTCCTTAATATAATTTAAATGGAGTACATTCTTTTAAAATATATTCCTAGTCAGACATATTTAAGTTTAGTAGATCCAGTAGGGAAATCTCGGTTTGTTTGTTTTTCTGAAAAACTCGTGGCTGGCAACTGTATAAAATATGTATCAAATTTCAAATTTAGGTATGGCGTCTGGCCAATTCTCGATATGTCTGAAAACCGAAGAAAAGTTGAACCGGTGCTAAATGGAATTATTGAAACTCCAAATGATATCGAAAAAGAAATGGAACTTCAACATTTTGTTTACGATGACATTGACAAAATGTCGATGCGTTCAAATATATCATTTTACTGTATATTAGATTTCAACACTTTAACGAATAATGGTGAAGAGATGATCGCCATGACGGGACAGGAGATGGATGGTCATGCAGACGACTACATGTATAGAAGGGTGTTAAATGATAGCTTAAACATTACGTAATAATTAACAATAATGTGTGGTATTATAGCCCTTTTTGGTGAAGAAGTTGAGATATCCTCACATCTTCTTAATCACAGGGGGCCCGATGATTATAAAAGCCAAACACTTGGTAAATGTCGTATGGACTTTTACAGGTTGGCTATCAACGACCTCACACCCGCGGGTATGCAACCCTTCCACCGAGGTGAACACATGCTCGTGTGTAATGGAGAGATTTACAACCATCACGATTTTCCAAAGATGCCTGGATCGAGTCGGAGCGATTGTGAGGTCATAATACCTCTCATTCAATATCATGGTATCGAAAAGGCTCTTAATCTAATGAATGGTGATTTCGCCTTTGTGTATACAGACGGTAAACGTGTTATGGCTGCGCGAGATCCCGTTGGCGTGAGACCACTTTTCTACACCCGTTACGGACCTGGTTCAATCGCGTTTGCGAGTGAAGTTAAAGCGTTGCTTTTTTTAAACTCGAAGATTGATATATTTCCACCTGGACATTTCTACGATTCCTACTTTGACAACTTTGTATGCTATCACACGGGATACTGGAGAGTTCATAAGTACATCAAGAATGGATTCATTCCACAACTCCGTGAAACGTTTGAAGAAGCTGTACACAAACGCATAGAAAACACAGAGCGTGATATAGGATTTCTACTTTCGGGTGGTTTAGATAGTAGCCTCATCGCGTCGATTGCTACACGGAAGTTGGGTAAGATCAAGACCTTTTCTATCGGCCTTGAGGGAAGTCCAGACCTGGAAGCCGCTCGAACTGTATCCAAATACCTAAACACGGAACATACAGAGGTCACTTTCACACCCGAGGAAGGTATCGCGGCACTGGTACCGGTCATAAAATCCCTAGAATCCTATGACACCACTACAGTGAGGGCAAGTACACCAATGTGGCTGCTATGCAAGTACATCAAAGATAATACCAACTGTAGGTACATCTTTTCAGGGGAGGGGAGTGATGAACTATTGGGGGGCTACCTCTACTTCCATAACGCACCAAATGTTGACGAATTCGCTTGTGAAAATATGCGACGTCTCCGTTTGATTCATCAGTTTGATGGGTTAAGGGCTGATAGGTGTGCGGGCGCCCACGGTTTGGATTTGATTGTTCCATTTTTAGACAAAGAATTCATCGATTTCTGTATGAATATAAATCAAACTGAAAAGATGGGTGGCATTGAAAAAAGGATATTACGGGAGGCCTTCGAGGGATACCTCCCCGATGATATTTTATGGAGACAGAAGGATGGTATGAGTGACGCGGTTGGTACGAATTGGGTAGATGAAATCAAAATGTACACAAATAGAGAGATTTCCGACGATATTTACAAACATACTATATGGTCTGTGGAGGTTTTTGGGTTTAGGAATGTACCACTATCCAAAGAGGAGGCATTTTATAGAACTACATTTTGGGACATCTACGGAAAGGATAACGATCACCTGATATCCGAGATATGGCGTCCCAAATGGACTAAAATAACAGATCCAAGTGCGCGTTTACTTATAGAAAAGAATCCCAATTAATATAAATGGTCAATTTTGTCAAGGAGTTTGATTGTAAAGATGAAAAGCATGTTATGTGGTTGAAAAAGGTTGGCTCCGCTATGGCAAAAACCACTACTGGTGAAAAAGTTGATATCATTGGCATTGTGAACGATAACCCCATTAGAGGTAATCCAACGATGAATAATCCCATGGACTGGGCGTATATTCATTTTCAGTTGGCCATGAAATATACAAATGCAGTTTTAAACCAGGACGCCTTTATCCCTGGATCCAAATAAATTATACTCCTCAAGTGTAAAGTCTTGTGGTTCTGAATTCTCATCCATTCTCAATAGAAGTATTTTACCATAGGTCTCTTCCTTTTCGAAAGGTTCTGGTAAGGTGTTTTCATTTATTATGAGGGCGTTTTCCGCTTTCATAATAACAACATCTATTTCCGGCCACTGACCTATAAACGTTTGACACCCCCCGAGTATTTTAAAGATTTCGTTTTTAGAGGGGTCTATATCAACATTTATCTGTCGTATAGAGTCCTTTATTTCATCTATAAGCACTGCTAAAGTCATCTTAGAGTATGTGAACAAAAAAAACTTAAGTAAAAAACTATTATGGAAATATATAGATGGAAAGTCCTTTACGTAAGTTTGTCGTTGAACGATTTTCTACACTTCTAGAACTTCCAGCTTCTGACCCAATCTGTGTAAATCTCGAAAAGAATATATTAAACTATGCGATCGATACAAACATGTGTGGTTTACCAAGTTGGGATAATGCCGATTTTGTCAAGATGTATAAGACTAAGTTTTTATCAATTCAATATAATTTGTCAAAATGTCCTGAATTAAAAACAAATATTCATAAGAAAAAGGTCAAGACTATTGACGTTGTGAACATGAGACCCGAAAAGTTATGGCCCGATGGACCATGTGCTAAAGCGGTAGATGAAAAAATTCACAAAGAGATGCGGAAAGAATTTCTTACAAAAGAATTCAAGAATCAAGATGGTTTTTTTACATGTAATAAGTGTAAGTCTAAAAAGACAACGTACTATCAACTTCAGACTAGATCGGCCGATGAACCTATGACTACGTTTGTAAGTTGTCTCAATTGTGGTAAAAACTGGAAATGTTGAGTATATGTTTGGAATCTGTCAGGTCTGTTGGCATATCACCGACAGATAAAATGAAATTATAGGGTAATTGTTTTTTCATAACAGTTTTATGTTGTGCACTAGCGAAGCCTAAATAGTCATAGGGTATTTTATATGATTTTAGTTGGTCAATAGTCCATTTTATAATATGATTTAGTCCCGGTCTCGCTGTAATAATTACAACCTTGTATCCCTGTTTTTTTGTGTCATATAGAAGTTCGATAATTGGCACATTGGGTTCTCCATTTGTAAAAATAAGGGTGTCATCTATATCAAACATAACAGCATCCGTAGGTAGAACAACGCGCCCGGATATATATCTTCTACCCCAGTTCTTCAGGTTATCCATTAATATTATTAAAGATTTAAAATAATTACTTATCAGTTATGATTGTTGATGTTCAATGTAAAGATAATACTATACAAATTGCAAAGATAATTGGTGAACCAGCACCAGAATTATATAAAGTTAAATTTATTCAACAGTTGAAACCATGCTTGTATGACTTTTGTAAGGAAGCTGAGGTTATCCAAAAGGATATGGTTTCTGGTTTCTATGATGTTGAGCATTTAGAGGATACACATTTATATGCTAAAGTTCCAGATGGATATGAACTCATAGATGACAGCGAAGATGAAGATTTTGAGATTTCAGAGTCTGATGAAGAAGAAAGTGAAGACGATGTTTCTCTCGTAGATGAAGAAGACCTAAGTTAAGAGTATAGGTAGTAATGTATATAAAATGGAGTATAAAGAACCAAAAAAACGTGTGACTAAAAACGATAAGAAAAAGAAGGGTGAAGTATATTCACAAAAACATATCAGAAACCAACTTAAACAAATGGAAGCTACAAAGAATAAGAATGCCTCCTTACACACCCCCGAGCACCCACTACTCTCAAATGGACGTGTCTGAATATGACGAAGACCACGTGTTTGCGTTCGTAGGTAAGACTGGTAAAAAATTTTACTGGCTCACCCGAACACTTGGCCTCGATTATCTCTGGTATGATCGTGAAAGAAAGGTTATTGAAATTTGGGGGCCATACTATACACATATGAATCGTCAATCGGAACATATTATTCGTTGTGAATTAGATTATTTTATGAAACCTAAGTTAGAGAGGTCTCTACATAAAACTCAAGATGACTTTTTACAGGCGGCCGCCACGGCGAACGCATGTTAGGAGCATAGTACACAAAAATGAACCAATTGCACCTGGTAGTTTTCTTTACAATATTATAACCCCTATACCTACAGTATATTACAAGTTTGAAAAACTTGCTATCTATAAGCAAGACGACTATTTGAAACTACTGGAAAAAAATAACAGAGAAATGGGTATACCCTTCGTAAATCCCAATTTACCCATAATTGAAAAACCATCAAAAATACCAGCACCCCCGGAACCAGACATCGAGTTTTCGGATCAGATTAAGGTAAATCTCCGCGTTCTCAAAAATGGAATTGTGAGGGTGAAGATTAATTGTGCCGTCGCGTCGATGTATGAAAAATATAAAAAACCACCAATCAAAGTTATACTACAAGCCTATAAGGCACAAGGTTATAGTCAAGAGTTTCTGGATCGTATAAAAAAACGAAGCAAACAGAGAGAAGAATTTTCGAAGAAGGTGCCGGGTATCATTGATAAAATTTTCAACAAGGAGCCGGTAAAGAAGATTAAAAAGGTTAAAAAGGTCCCAGTTCCCGATGAGATACCTGAAGAAGAACCCGAAGAAGAACTTGAGGAAGATGTTATTCCACTTGAAGAGGGTGAGATGGATGTTGAAGTTGAGGTGGATGATGAAGAACAACAGGAAGAGTATGTTTCAGATGTTGAAGAATAAGTCCTAAGTGAACCTTTGTAATATAAAAAACTAACAATATGAATATATTTTTTCTATCACTCGACCCCGATGAGATTGCACATATGTCATGTGATCAACACGTAGTCAAGATCCAATTGGA